GTGTGCAACCAAGAGTAGCTATTACAGATAAGATTCAATACGCTATTTCAGAAGCAGTAACCAATTACGCAAGTAACTATGGTTGGCAATTAATGTACGTTCCTACAATTAACCAATTGTGGCTTAATGTACCTGTGCAAGAAGGTCAAAACCAACAACAATATGTAATGAATACAATTACAGGCGCATGGTGTAACTACACAGGTTGGTCTGCCAATTGTATGGAAATGTTTAACGATGAGCCTTACTTTGGTGGCAATGGATTTGTAGCAAGAGCTTATTATGGTTTGGTTGATGACGTAAGCAATATTACAGCAACAGGTTTACAAGCATTTAATAACTTTAATGGTGCAGGCGCATTAAAACGCTTTACTATGTCACGCCCTATCTTTAGAACTGACGGACAGCCTTCAATCTTTGCAGGCATTAACATTGACTTTAACATTGAAATTCCTGTTACATCACTAACCTACGCACCAAGCACTTATGCTGCTTGGGATACAGCTATATGGGATGCTGCAACATGGGGTGGTGGCTTATCAGTATTGCAAAATTGGCAAGGTTTAAATGGTGTTGGCTATTATGGCGCACCTATTGTCAAAACGGCTTCTTCAGGTATCCAAGTAAGATGGGTATCTACTGACATCGTTATTGAAGGTGGCGCAATCCTATGATTGTACAAGGCGAACATGTTGCTCGCTGGGTTATGGCAAAGATTGGTGCTTTTACTGAAGGCATGACTGCTCTTGGATGGGAGGTAGATGGTGTTATTGTTGCTGGCACAGCGTTTGAGAATTACAACGGTAATAATATGTTTGGTCATCAACGCATTGATTCACCGCCTACGAGAGAGTATTGGTTCGCAGTAGCTAATTATATTTTTAATCAAACAAAGGTTAAACGCTTCACCGCTACCGTTGAGGCTGACAACCATAAAGCAATAAGACTTAATCACAAGATTGGGTTTGTAATAGAAACAACATTAAAAGATGCAGGTCGCAATGGTGATTTATTAATCATGACGCTATGGCCTGAAAATTGCAAAATGCTTAACTGGAGTAAATAAATGTTCAATAGTAAATTTAGTTATGGTGTATTAAAGCATCCTGGGTACAACGGTAAATCAGACCCTCCACCTGCCCCTGATTATATTGGCGCTGCTAAGGAAACGGCTGCTGGCAATTTAGAAGCTGCACGTGCTACTGCTGCTGCTAACCGTGTTAATCAAGTAACGCCTTATGGCAACCTAACATATAGCATTAGCGGTAAAGATTCTTACGGCAATGATATGTACACAGCTAACCAAACGCTAACACCTGCTCAACAAAAGATATTAGAACAAAATCAAGGGTTAAGTTCAGGCTTATTAAACACAGCGCAACAAGGGTTAGATTACGCTGGTGGTTTATTGTCAAAGCCAGGCGTTGATTTATCGCAATTACCACAAATCGGCATTAATCCAGGCGAAACATATTCTGACGCTATTATGCGTAGACTTGCACCTCAAATCGCTCAAGAAAGCCAAGCCTCTGATGCTGCTTTAGCTAATCAAGGTATTGCACAAGGTACACAAGCGTATGAAAACGCTAAACGTCAACTAGCTATGAGCCAAAACGACAGACAACTAGGTGCTATTACTAGCGGTATGAACGTAGGCATGGGCGCTAATCAACAAGCCTTCAATCAACAAGCATACAATCAAATGCAACCTATTAACGTGATTAATGCTTTGCGTACAGGCTCACAAGTTCAAAATCCTACTTATGCAAGCGTACCTCAGCAAGCTAACGTAGGCGGTGCTGATATTCTAGGTGCTACTAATGCTCAATATACAAATCAAGTAAATGCTACTAATGCACAAAACGCTGCAACAGGTAACTTTTTAAGCGGTTTGATGAACGCTGGAGTTGCATTAGCTTCTGACATTAACCTTAAAGAAAATATTAAACGTATTGGAACACATGATTTAGGAATTGGCATTTACTCATACAATTACAAAGATGGTTACGATTTACCTAAAAACATGCAAATTGGTGTAATGGCTCAAGAAGTTGAAACTGTTATGCCTGAAGCTGTTTCTATAATGCCTAATGGCTTCAAGGCCGTTAATTATTCATTGTTAGGAGCATAACATGGCTATTAACACAGCACCTATGCAAGAAACGGCTTTACCTGCTGACGATACTGCAATGCAGTTAGAGTTAAAACGCAGACTTAAAATGGCCGAAGCATTGCAACAGCAAGAAACGCCTCAAGGTCAAATGGTATCAGGCTTTTACGTAGCGCCATCATTTACACAATATTTAGCTAACGCTATTGGCAAATATCAAGGTGGCAAGCAAGAGCGTGAAGCGTTAGGTCAGTTTGGTGAGTATCAAAAGGGGAAGCAGGATAGAATTACTAAGCTAGTAAATGAATTATCAAAAGGCAAAACCGAGCCTGTGGACTACAACGAGGCTGGTAATATGCCTGGCATGGAACAAACTACTCCATTTAATCAACAAGAATACATGGCTAAAGTGTTACAAACAATGCCTGAGCTTGCACCTAAATTTCTTGAAGCTAATCTTACCAATCAATTTAAAGAAGAAACTCCGCTTGTTGTTGGTAAAAATCTTGTTTCTAAAACAGGTAAAGTTCTTTATTCATCGCCTGAAAAAGAAGAATCACGTTACGCTAAAATTAACCCATTAGAAGCTACGGCAGAATCTCTTGCAGAATATGAGAGAACTGGTAATCCAACTGTTTTAAGAAAAATACCAGCAGTTCAAGCACCAAGAAACGTACAGATTGAAAAAGTACGTGAAGGAACTAAAGAAGTTACTTATCAAATGAATTCTGACGGCACTCGTACAAAGATTGCAGAAGGCCCTGCGTTTGCACCTGAAAAACCACAGCCAGACCCGTATCATTTTAATGATAAACCAATGCCATCATTAACAAATTCTAAAGGATGGACTTTGCATACAGATGCAAAAGGTAATAAAGCTTATGTAAGTCCTGATGGAAAATCATTTGAGGAGGCAAGATAATGCCATTTGACCTATCTACTGCACAGCCAGCACAACAAACAATGCCTCAAAATCTTACAGGCGATGATTTTTTAAAAACAATTCCTCCATCTGCTGCAACATTAGTTAAAAAATACGCAACAGGAGAGCTTGCTGTTACTCCTCAGATGACAAGAACTCCACAAGGCGTTCAATTGCTTACAGCTATTACTCAATATGACCCTACGTTTGATGCTACAAATTATCAAAAACGTCAACAAACTGCCAATGCTTTTGCTAAAGGGCCGCAAGGCAATGCAGTTCGTGGTGCTAACCAAGCGCTTTATCACATGGGGCGTTTATATGAAAATATTGAAAACCTAGATAATTTTGGTGGCATTGCAACTCCATTAAATGCACCTATTAATTACATACAAAAAACATTTGGTGACCCTAGACAAGAACAATACAAGCAAACTGTTCAAGCTGTTGGTTCTGAATTGCGTAGAGTATTTGCTGGTGCTGGCGGCGGTTCATTAGCTGAATTAAAAGATTGGAAAGAAGCTTTTGACCCAAACGCATCTAAAGAACAACAAAAAGCATATTTAATGAATGGTGTTGAACTATTGCATGGCGGGTTAGATGCGCTTAATCAACAGTATCAGCAAGGTATGGGATTAAATAAAAATGTAAATGATTTGCTTGCACCATCGTCTAGAAAAGTTTATGAAAGTTTAATGATAGGTGAAAATCCTAACGTAAAAACAAAACAAACTCCAGCTCAAAAAATGGGTAACGCATTAAAAGCAAACAGCCCTACAGGATTGCCTTCATCAGATGATATTGCTGCTGAAATTGCTCGTAGACAAGGACGTTAAAAATGGATTTAAGTCAATTATCAGATTCAGATTTAATGGCTTTGCAGGCAAAGGATTTAAGCAAGGTATCCAATAAAGGGTTACAGCATTTACAAAGTTATAGTTATACAGGCGATATTCCAACGCCAATGTCAGCAACTTACCAACAACCTAAAGCTAAAAGTTTTTTAGATAAAACTGCTGAAACATTATCAAGCGGCAAATATGGAACTATGCAAGACTTAGCTTATGGTGGAGAACAACCAGCAGGTAGCTTTTTAGGTAGAGCAGGGCAACTTATTGATGCGTCTGGCATTACTGGATTAGCGCCTGAGGTTAGCCCTCTTGGTGGAGTTACAAGATTAACTAGCGCTAACAAAGCTAAACTAGCTGCTGAAAGTGCTGCTAATTCAGCTAAAAATTCAACCGTTGCAAGAAAATTAGGTGATTTATTAAGTGGTGTTGGAAGTGCTGTAGGTTCAATTCCTAGCAGATTATTAGCTTTTGAATCACAAAAAAATCCTGAAGCATTTAATACTATTTATCAAGCATACAAGCAAAACATTCCAGAATTAAAGCAAGCCATTAATGAAGCTACGCCATTAGGCAAAGAGTTATATAATGACATGGTTTATAACTACACAAGAAAACTTCAAGTTCCGCATGATGTAGCAATTCTTGCAGAAGATTACACTAGGGGTCACCCTCAAGGGCTAGGTGCTTGGGATTTATTAACTCAACATTACAAAGATTTGCCAATAGATATGCCAGCAGCAGTAAAAAGAACGCAAATGCCATCTTACAGGCCTTTTGAACAATTAACTGACGCTGAAAGATTAAAACAAGCAACACAAGCTGGCGTTGATACTGCTGTATTTAACCCAGTTCCAGCTAGAACAGGTGTAGATGACATTGCTAACATTGCAATGACTTTAGGCAAAAAAGCAATATTGCCTAGCATAGCTCAACCGTTAGCAGCTTTATCATCTCCTCGTGTAGCTCGTATGGCAGCCATTTTAGCAGGCCAAGGTGCTAATGTTGCAGGCAAGGTTGGCGATGCAGCTACAAGGGCTGTAAACATGCTACCACAGGCTTCATTAGAAGATTTAATTAACGCTGGAATATTGGACGTAAGAACAATGAGAGCAAATCAAGGAGAGCAATAAATGGCACGTAACGGTTCAGGCACATATACCCTGCCAGCAGGTAATCCTGTAGTCACAGGCTCTACCATATCATCAACATGGGCTAACAATACACTAGGCGATATTGGCACAGCTCTTACAGGCTCTATTGCTAAAGATGGCCAAACAACACCGACAGCTAACTTGCCTATGGGTGGCTTTGCTCATACTAACGTAGCAGATGCTACAGTTCGAGCGCAATACGCTACGGCAGGTCAAGCACAAGACTCAGCTTTTACCTTTCTAACAAGCCCTGCTGGAACTAACACAATTACGGCTACAGCGTCTTTAGGTATGTCAGCCTATGTAACAGGGCAACGATTCTTTTTTGTAGCTGCTGCGGCTAATACAGGGGCAGTAACATTAAACATTAATGCTATTGGCGCTAAGTCGGTAACTAAAAATGGTACGACTGCTCTTGTTGCAGGTGATATTGCCATAAATGCTGTAGTTCAAGTAGTTTACGATGGCACACAATTTCAATTGCTTAATCCTGCTTCTGTTGCTGCTAATGTAAGTTCATTTAGCGCAGGCTCTACAGGCTTAACGCCATCTACAGCAACAACAGGGGCAGTAACACTTGCAGGAACACTTGCAGTAGCTAACGGTGGTACAGGAGTTACAACATCTACTGGCTCAGGAAATAATGTTTTATCTACAAGTC